AATTAGTCCTTATCCTCTACTACTTTTTTGCTTGTTGTTCTACACTTGGAGCAGACATTATTTCAGTTGCAACTCTTGCAAGCACATCTTTGTCTACACCATTCATAAGTGTATGTTTATCTGATAGGTCAAATACTTTTTCACCATCAGAATCTAAGGCTTTATATATTAAGCAATAAGCCATCAATGCCACATCATCATCTTTTGCATATCGTTGCAATTTAGACATTTCTGCTAACGTTAATGGCTTTGCATATACTTTAAGAACCTCATCTCCATCACTCCATTCAGGTATCTCTATCTCTTTGATCTCTAAAGAATCAAAATGAGCTTTTGCCTTATCTATAAGTTTCATATTCTTATACTGTTGTTGATGTTAATGCACCATTACCTTGTACTGAAATGCTAGCTTCAACCAGTCCATCAAATGATGCACTTCTTGAAACACCAGTTACAATAGCTGATCCAGTATAATAAGTATCACCTGATGCATCTCCTTCAGGATAAACATTAAGAGTAACTTCTGATCCAATGGTTAAAGCACCTTGACCTGAAGTATCAGTCTCATCCCAAAATACATCTAAACTTCCTGAGAAAGAAGTCAATGATGATTTATACGTTCTAGCAGAGTCACCCATTGAAGTATCTTCTAAAGTATCAGCAGATTCTTCAATAGAATAAGACCTTATTTCAGCTACAGCATTAGAACCGACTTTTACAGTTCCTTCACTTCCTTTATGTGTTGCCATTTTCTACCTCGTCTTTCGACTTTTTCTTAGAAGAAGATTTAACTTTATCTTGCGAATGGACTGCTTCCTCTTTCCAACCCATATTCAAATATGACTCAACCTTTGAAGGATGAGCTTCTATAGAAATGTTCCCATCAGGACTAATCATTTTCATAATTGTCTCCTTATACTGCTACGTCAGGATTAGTTTCCTGAACGTAGTAATTAGTTAAGAAGGTCATTGAGACATATCCCAATGGTTTTTCACCTTCCGCGTTAAATTCAATTTCAGTTGACTCAAGATATGTATCTTTAGCCAATCCACCTAAAGTTCTATCAGCAGCTATAGCTTCTTCAACTTCTTTACTTATTGTGTCTATCGTATCGTCAAAGTTGCTTGTAGCTTTTGCATAACCTTCTACTACTACACTTAAATCTCTACTCATTAACCTGTCAGTTCCAATAACAATAGGTTCTGATGTTTCTGATTTAGTGTAGATAGCTAATGCTGGTACTGTTTCTAATGGATAAACCCTAGACTCATAAACTCTTGTACCAGTAGTTGTTAAATTATTTAGAGTTGTTCCAAAGTATTCTCTAATTTGTTGTCTGATATGATTCGCCACTATATTTCCTCTAACATCAATGCAGAAAAACCAGTGCGATCAGACTGAATATTAACAACTGTATAACTTTGTGCTGCTTTCAGCACATTACCATTTACATCTTTAATTGCAGATATATCTAATCTATTACCAAAAGCAATATTAGGTATGTCTACTGTTCTGCAATAAGCAATAGGTTTAAGAGCTTCTACACCTATTCCTTCTTCTTGTTCTACATATTCATTATTTAGGATCACGTTTATAGTTGCTGCTGTACCACCGCTATTTGTATAAACTGCTGATACACCATGCCCATAATCTATATCAAGATATCCAGCCATATCTAATTCAGTTTCTAATCTAAATTGAGACATTACTGCTCCTCTAAGACCAATGAAACTAAACCTGTATTATCAGGTTCTACAGTTTTTACAAAAAATGTAGTTTCTGCTTTTAAAACATTACCTTGATCAGTTGTAATAGCATTAACGACTAGTCTATCTTCTTGAGATATGTAAGGAACATCACTTGATTTAACAATAGCTCTTGGTTGATAACCAGCTACAGGAACAGTACCGCCTTCAATATTGAAATATTCTTGATCAATAATAATATTGATATTTGTACTGTTACCTGAATCTATGTCATACCAAGTATCAATTAAACCAAGTCTCTGATCCCATAATGAATTTTGCACTTCAAAAAATGTAGCAGTAACTCCATGACCAGTATTTACGTCAACGTAAGAGTTAAAATCTGCTGCACTTTCTAAAGGCATAACTACTTCTTAGCTCTCTTTTTTGGAGCTTTAACTTCTGAAGTTTCTAAACCAACACTTCTATCTACTTTTTTAGCTTTTGGTTTAGCTGTTGTTTCTTCAGCTTTGTTATATGCACATAGCGTATGACCTTCATGATCAGGTAGTTCAACTATATCTCCTGCATGAACCTTTTGCCCATTTGCCATTGTGTCTTGCAATATTTTGTATTTTTTCATTTTTAAGTTGGCGGTATTGCTACCGCCATTCCATTTAAGCATCAGTTAATTAGTCGCTTGATTTACAGAAAGAAACTGCATGTCTTACAGCAACATCAACAGTTTGTAGAGCAACAATTCTTACTCCACCTGAAGTTGATAGTGCATAAGGATCAACAGTAATATCTAAACCGCCATACATACCAATTAATAAGTCAGCAAAGTTACCAAAGTAGAAATCACCACTTGTTACTTGATTACTTCTGATTACGTTATAACCATTCATTGTGTTATCAGGAGATACAACAAACTGAGCAGTACCACTAGCTTTTTCAGTAGTTTTTAAAGTACCAAAGTCTGCTGGTCTACAAATATATCCTAATGAACCAGTTAAAGCGTTATCGTTAGCAACAGCACTTTCCATAGCTACGATCTCAGCCCATGTTGGGTTAGCAGCAGCAAATGTAGTTGTGTTGATACCTGAAGTATTAGCAATACCTGTTGGTTGACCACTTGAACCTGAACCAGCTAAAGCACCTAAGTCAATAGCAGTAGCGATTGATTTTGTTAGGTCGTCTCTGATTAAGTTCTCAACATCTAATGAAGATTGTTGTAATAAGAGTCTTGTTGCATCAGTAAAAGCACCGATTACTTTAGGAGACATTGTTACTGAACCTGAAGTAAATTCTGATTCAGAAGCAGCAGTTCCTTCTGTAGCAATCCAGCCAGCAGATGAAGCAGCAGTTTTCTTAGGAATTACAACATTACCTTGTAATCCTCTTAGCATTGTTGCTCCAGCTTGCATTACTGAAGATTCGTTTCTTAATACATCAATAAAATCTCCACCTCTGTAATCTTCACTTATTAGTGTTGAATCATCAGAAGAGTTGATGTCTCTTTTTCCCCATGTTTTGAGGACTTCTGCTGGTAACATGATACCTTGAGCATCTTTACCATATTGTCTAGCAGCTTCAGCAGAACATTCAAATTCAAATTCTGCATCTTTTTGTGCTTGTCTGTCAGAAGGATTAGCCATAGCTCTAATTGCTTTTACTAGGCTAAAGTCTCTGACTTCTTCTTTAGTCATGCCAATTTCTGAAGGAGTTTCTAAAGGAGTGTTGTTAGAAATATTTTCTAATAATACACCTCTAAATTCTTCAACAGAGATACCATCACTAATCGCTTTATCAGCTAAATCTCTTTTGTTGTGTTTTACAGCTAAATCTAAGATTTCTTTTGAATTTCTTTTAAATTCAGCTTTAGCTTCAGCAACAGTTTGTGATCTAACTTCATCAAGATTAATTTCTTGTTTTTCGTTTTCCATTATTTTCACCTTTGTTGTTTGTGTGTTTTGTTTATCTTTAGAACGACCAACTCCGACTAACCTGCTTTGATCTGCTGGTACACTTACAGAAGAAACTTCCATAGGAGTCCATTTAGCCTTGTAGTAGACTTCATCTTTGTCATTAAGTCGTTCCAACTTATCAATTCTGTAGCCAACAGATATATTCATACGAATACCATCAACTACATCTTCAAACACTTCTCGAGCTAAAGCAGATTTACCAAATCTAACTACTGCTATTGTCCTTTTAGCAGTCTCATCAAGTTTAAATTCTTCTATAACTCCTATTTGGCGTTCCATATCATGTGAATCCAATAAAGGAGCATTGCCTGAAGCCATAAATGACATATCTATATCTTCAGCGTTGTGCGAAAGTACCTCTTTACCAAAGGATCGTTCCACTGGAGTTTCTGAAGAGACACCAATGCGAACTCTTC